AACCATAAGAGGGGGTGGTGCGATAATTTTTCACAAAAATTCCCATACCCCCCCCTATGCCTTTTTTCGAAAAATGAAAATCTCAAAATCCCATAGTAAAGGCTTTAACGCAAGCCGATCACATCCGCACCATAATAAGAGTAAGATGCTATAACGAATATAGCATCATACATTACACCACCGGCGCAAGTTTTAAATCCATCAATGAACCCCCGCACCAAAAATAAGGCTAAATCTTTATGCCTTAATCTATAATAAATACCTGGTCTAAAATCTTAGCTCTCGAAATTGCTGTATAAAACATACGAGCATCAAACATTTTACTGCTTTCAATAAATAAATTATACAAAGCTGTTTCACCCTGTATAGAATGAGTTGTGAATGCGTGTCTCAACTCACTTTTACAATCGGGCTTAGAACCAATAATAATATCGCCATTTGAATAAAGGCGATTATTTTCTTTACAATAATATTTTTCTAATTCACTAAACATTTTAGTGTATTCGTCTTTTACTTTATTTGTTCCAACCAATATCATATCATTTACATTATACATTTTTTTTAAAGTATCATTATCGATAATGCGATTGTGCTTTTTGAAAAACGCATAAACAAAATTATTTATATCATAAACTGGTATTTTTTTCTCAATCATTTTTCTTAAATTAGATAACAATTCTAATAATCTATCATCTTTACAACGGTAATTTATATTATTAGTAATTACAGAATCAAATCCATTAATACTCATTTCTTCACCATTAAATGAACTTAGCTGATAACCCAAATCACCACAAAATATAATTTTCATATCACCATATAACTCAAATATTTTTAATTTTTCATTTTCAGTCATCATACTACATTCATCAATCAATAATACATTTGATATTCTTTTTACAAAGGTAATCATTTCCGGATCGTCTGTAATTAACCGAGCCCATACATAAACATTACAACCATATTCATTGCGTTTATTTCTTGCGAGTTTCCACGAAGGCGAAACATATAAAACTTTTACAAGTCCTTTATCTGTTAAATTACGATGTGTTTTTCCATTTCCTCCTGCGCCAATGTGTAATTCCTTAGCATTATGTTTTCTTTCTTCACCAAACACCCACGGCATAATATTTTCCTTAAAATCAGTTGGTTCTAATTTTTTATAAATATGCTTACATACGGCAAAATCTTCGATGAGATTACTAATAAAACTCTCACCTTGACTATTTCCAAATGTTTTGTCTTCAATATCATTTTTATGTCTAAACGCATTTTTCAAATTACAAACTTGTTTCTCAGTATAAATACCATCAACACATACACGAATAATATTATCGTAATCAATAGCATCTAATTGTTCCAAAACATTTAATCGCTGATATGCGGTAATAAATGCTGTAATATGTCCCAAATGATAATTATGTTTTTTATCATATTTTACACAAATCTCACCATTCTCATAATGTTCTATTTTTGCGGTAGTATTTTCTAAGATCATACAACACATACTATAATCTCCATTAATCCAAGTATTTTTTTGTAAATAATGACTATCACATTTACCTGTCCATAAAGCATAATAAGAATTACCATCATCATTTTTACCATTAATCATTTCATCATTAAAATCGAAGTCCAAAGGTTTTACACCCCAACAACCTGATAATATTTTAAAACTACAACCTTTGCTTTCTAAAAACTTTAATTCAAACGATGTATAAATATTATGTGATTGATATATTTTTAATGTATCATTATAATTTTTAAACTTACCATCTGGTATAACTAAATCATAAATATAATATAATCCTACACCTTGAATAGTTTTCGTCAATCTAAAATCAGTAATCTTACCAAGGAAGCCTTCATAAAACTTACACATCTTAAATCGAGAATATGCTTTGCTCATATCAATATGTGAAACATTTTCAAGTTGATAATCTTCAACATTTTTAAAATCAATAGTTCCATTATAATGAGTTCCACATTTTACAAATGATGATAACATAGCATCATCAATATCGTCTATTTTACAATTAATTAATCCATTATCTAATTCAAACTTATTAAAACAATCACTCATTTCATTATTTATCGAATAAACCTTATCTATTGTTTGTATTTTACTAATGTTTGTTAAATCTTTATTAAATATATGATAAGTTCCATTATCTAAAAGTTCTTGTTTTATTTTTAAAAGTTCTTTTCTACTTACAATAATAGGTTTTTCATCAACAACATATTCATTAAAACTTTTATCTATTTTTTCTTTTTCAAATCTATTATTTACAAGATATTCATTTATTTCAACGTGATTTAAACGTGTATTTATATATCTAAAATGTTTTAATGCTTTCTTATCACTTTTACAACTAATAAAGTTTAAATCACATAATGGTTTTTCAATAGTAATATCTACTTGTAATTTATTACAAACTTCACTAATATTATTTTCATAAACACCATTTGGATATTTTTGCTCTAATTCATCTAAGCTCTCTAAAACCTTACCATATCTACATTTGCTATCTTTGTTTTTCTTTTCACAAGCATAATCATATTTTTCAGTAGCCCATTTACGGATCGGGTTAAACACACATTTACCGTTATCAGCATCTTTGAATGTTTGAATAATTTTTTTAAATTGCTTAGGGCTAAACTCTTCTCCTTCATATAGATAAAGTTTAGCATTTGGATATGCTGTAAATATTGCTGTATCTTCTGGATATATAAATATATATTTTCCTAATTTTTCCCACCAATTATTAAAATTATCATTTATATCAATAGTTATAGTTTTTACTCTCTGTCCATTATCTAATACATCTACTACAATTGTTTTTCCTCTAAATCGATTTTTTAATTCACTAACAAACTTTCCTATTCCATCATTCATATTATAAACAAACACGCTTCGTTTCAATGCTTCTGCGTCTTTCTTTTTCTGTTCCTTTTTTTGCTCTTTAAGTTGTTTTTGTTTATTCTCTTTCTCTTGTTCGACAATTTGATTATGAGTATTCATCATAATCTCATATGCTTCATCTGCGGTATCTACACCAAACGATCTCTTTGCTTGATTAATGTTTGTAAATCCAAACTCGGTTCTCAAAAGCGCTTTGTTAGTTTTTCCTAAACTTGTAATAATTTTACTATCCATTGTATATTATAGGAAAAGATAATAATTTCTGTTTAAGTTGTTTTTACATTAATTATATTTAATTAGAATAATTCTCCTAAATATAATTTATCAAATAATTTCAATTTTACGAACTTAAAATATTCCTAAATATTTCGGCTTCCTTTTTAAAATAATATCGAGCTAATGTTTTTTGTTTCTTTTCTTCCTTATGATTTTCATAAAAGGTTGATGAACTCTTACGGCAATATTCTCGCCATTTATCTGGATTATTTAATCTCCAAGTATTAAATGCTTTTTTTTGTGCGATTGATACAGACATTCTTATAATATATACTAATATTTTTCTAATATATTTTCCTAAATATATATTTAATCAATTTTTTGGGATTTTACATTATATAAACTTTGTAGATCCACCATATTTTCCACCACCTTCTGGCGTTGCTTCTGCTATTACTTCTGCTTCTAATACTGGTGCGTTTGCTTTTTGTCTTTGTGCTTTTTCTCTTTCTCTTTTTCTCGCAAGCATAGCCTCATATTTCTGTATTCTTAAAGCATATTGTTCGTCAGTTTCTCCTTCATTTCTTCTTCGAGCATATGGAATATTTTCTTGTGAAAATGGTTCTGTAATCATTACTGGTGAAACCATTGGCTTATTAACAGTCGGCTCTACCTTATCCATAGGTAATGGTGCTGGGGGCTGTTCCTGAATAAAATATTCTTGTCTTAATGCTCTTAAATCTTCTTGTAATCTTTGTTGTGGCTGTTGAATATTAAATACTGGGGCAAATGGATTTGATACTGGCTGTGGCTGTTGAATATATCCCATTTGTTGTCTAAAATCTGTTCTTACTGGTTCTGTTGTATAAATATTTACAATCTGTTTAGTAGATGGTTTTTTTGTTGGCGCTCTTACTGCTTTCGCTCCACGCACCGCTCTAATCTTAATTTTTTTCTTAACAGGCATTATAATATATATAAATATAATATAATAAAAAAGGAACTTGTCGTTCCTCTTTGACTCCATACCTAAGGGAAAAGGTAAGGAAAAACCGTAGGTTTGTCCTACATTTCAGCAACTTTCTTTAAAAGTCCTGTCTGCTTAGCAAGCGCTAAACCTCCATAAACTTCTGGCGCAAGAACTCCAACACCAAACTGCGTAATAGGGTCATCAACAATTCTTGCTAATCCCTTAACACCTCCTAAAAGCTTCGATGAATAATCACCTTTTTTACCAAACAATGACTGATGGTTTCCTTTTCCTCCGTAAAACGACATTATATATATAACAAACAAAATAATCTCTATTCTAATTCTATTTTATCAAACATTCTGTAAATATTTCTATTTCCATTAATATTTATTAAAATCCAATCGTGCGGATCTTTAAATGCTAAATCAATTAGTTCTTGGTATTTATCTTTTTCCATTTGAACTATTTCATCAAACATTTTCGTCAATTGACTTTTTCCTACATTGTATGTAATTACATTTCCAACAAGTTCTCTCAAAGGTTTAACTAATGCTTGGAAGTTCTGTTGTAATAAAAAAGTAGTTGCTCTTAAATGTCGTTGCTTTGTAATTATCTTTTGTAGCATCTTAACAATCTCTGGGTCTTTTAATTGTGCTTGAAAATCATCAATAATTAATAAACTATATTCACAATTATCACTGTGCTCCTTTAATTTTTCATAAACTTCTGCTAAACTTTCTTCACTCAATGTATCATACAAACATTCATCTGGAATATATTTTCCGTAAATATCATTATCGATGCTTACTCTACTATTATGCGGTATAAATACATACATATGGTGAAATACTTTTTTAAAAACCTTTTTTACCAAATTAGTAATAAGTGATGTTTTACCTTGTCCCATCTTTCCAACAATAATGTTAAATGAAGTCTTACTCCACACATCATTTACCATAGGATATTTTGTAAGTTTTTCATCAATTATATCATCACAATTCATTTTTACTTTACCCATATTAGGTTTATCTAACTCTACAATCTTAACCATTTATAATATTGTTAGATAAAATAACTACTAACTGGCTTACCTGTTTTTCGTGATTCACTTAAAGCGATCGCAATTCTTTGTTTTTCTGCTACTTTCTTCGTAAGAGGTTTATCACTAAACTTTTTACCCGATTTGTCTTCAACAAAAAATCCATCCTTAACTTTCTTAATTAAATAAGGCATCTATAAAATACTTAATAGAAAAATATATTTTAATAAGTAAGTCATTCCATATCTTTTTAAAATAATTTGTATGATACTTAAAGCATCTAAATTAATTATAAACTCAACTGCTGTTATTATTGATGTTGATATACGTGCTTTTCGATAAAATATGTTTCGTAAATAATCAAATATATAATCCTTTAAGTAGTCTCAAAGTTTGGATTTAAGCCAATTCCAAGCCGTAGCTGTTGCTACTCTCCAAAATGAATATTTAACAATCTGTCCATTATCGTGTAAATACTCAATATTTTTACCAATTGTATCCAAATCATTTGGCGTTAAATTACCAAAGAGAGAACTGTATATCTGGATACAAACCAAATGTTTATTTATTTTGGCTTTTTCCTTTTTACCCGTGTTATTGATTGACGCCTCAATACAATTACAAACCATTTTTAACAATTCAGTTGAATGTTTGTTGCGTATTTCCTGAGGTAAGTCAGTAATCTTTTCCAAAATCTGCTTTTGAACCTTAGCGATTTTGTAATCCTTGTAAAGCGTGTTCTGCGGTTTAATGTATGCGAACGAAGACATTTATACAAATACAAAATATTTTATTTTGCTAAACTCCAAATCTTCGATTATAATCTGCTACATTACCATCAATTAAACTATAATCACCCCAAAGAATCCATCTGCTAAGAGCTCCTGCTGAATAAGGGTCTTTCCAATTTTCATTATTTTTAGAATGTCGTGCTAAATATGCTTCTTTCTTTTTTTTATCTTTGTGATCTACATAGGTGCTTCCGTTTTTTGCGCCAAAATGTGTAATCGTTCCGTTTTTAAATATAGCCATAAATCGCTTATCTTTTCGTGTAGATGGTTTTATTAACATTATATAATGTATATATATTTTATAATGCGTATTTGTTTGATTAATTCATTTTATTTTATTTTTGATAATATATATAGATTATTTTATTTCTGTTGTAATTGTAAATGAACAAAATATGCGCAATGTGTTGTATTCCAAAACCTTTGGTTAAAGAGCATAATATTCCTGAAATAAAAGACAAAAGTAATTATATTCACGAGCATAATTATTCTTGTTATAAATGTTTAGACGGTATAAAAGCAAGAAGCGAATTAAATAGGACAAACTACGTTTTTCCTTGCCTTTTCCTTTTAAAGGAAGGGGTCATAGGGGAAACCTTAGGTTTCCCTTAGTCGAGTAGTCCTTTTTTTTTACAAAAACATTCTATACATAACATACGGTCATCTTTTGCGTCATCATTTTCATATATAGCATCATTATATTCTACAAGTTCAAAACATTCTATACAACAAGTTTTGTTTTCCATTCTATAAATTATACAAATAAAAAAGGTCAAAGCTCTTTTTTATTCTAATGTTTTATTATTAAGTTAATTTTAAAATTATATAGGGTTATACAGTTTTTTATTTAATATTTGATAAATCTTTTTCAATATTAAACTCAATCCATTTCATTTTTATAAGATGTTTGAAAATAGCTTTGTGTTCTTCTTCTTCCTCTTCCTCTTTTTTACATTCATATTTACATTCACATAATAGTTGAAAGCATTTATTACATATACATTCACATTGTCCAAACTCATTTGGTTTATCCCAACCTTTTACACAACAATCACACATATTATTTAATTCATCTTCCTCTTTTTTTCGTCGAAGTTTTCCTTCTTCTATCTTTTTGAGCATCATTTCTTTTTGAGTTTCAAAGTCATCATTTTTCCAAGCATCAATGAAGCGTTGTTCCTCTTCATCTATTTCACTTTCATCATCTTCCTCTTCATTATTTGGATACATAATCTCATACAATTCATTAGCATTTGCGGTTGCTCCCATATTCACAATAACCTCATCGATTCCATTAGCCAAAGCTAACTCTTGTAATTTTTTCTGTTGCTCGACAATGTTAGCAAGTCTCTGTTTCTTTTCGGCGGAAGTAGTGTTCATTTTCGTTTATTTAATCTGTTTTTGTAATTTTATGCTTCTACAATAAAAGCAAATAAAGTTTTCAATTTTATGAGTTACGATTTTATAATTTATATTTTTTGACTTTAACACAAACAAATTAAAGGTGATCAATTTTATACAAAACTTGTTTCACTAATTTTATTTAAATGTTCTAATCCGTGTGCTTTTATAGGATTTTGTATAATTGGTGTTTTTAAATTAATTAAATCGCCATCATCGTGTTTCTGTGTAAGTGATAAAACTGATACTATATCCGCCTTTGTTCTAATATCAGTTTGATTTTTTGGTATAGTTTTACCAATACCTGCTACACCAACGCCCTTATTGTAAGTAATAATATTACCCTTTGCGCCTGATGCTTCCGCAAGCGAACCTCCTAACGAATGTCCAAATACATCCGCTGGTTTTCCATATTTTTTTTCAACTTGTTTTGTTAGTTGCTTTGCCTGAATAAATCTTGGGTCATATTTTGATGCTCCAATACTAAGTAATGGATCGCTAAATAAAAAATCTTTTGCGTTTGTTGAACCCCTAAATGCTATATTTGGATTACCTTGTTCATCTACAAATACTTTACTCTCATTTGTTGAAAGTTTCTTATCGAGTGTATATCCACTTTTTGCTAATGTTTTCGATGCGAGTTTTTTTGGCTGATATGATGCTTCTAAAATCGGTTTTATTAACTTTTTATCTGTCTTACTCATTATAATAATAAATAATATTTTATTTTTATAATGTTAATAATCTACATTATCCTAAACGGGTATAACTATATTCTAATTTACAAGTAGGATTTGTTCCTGTATCAACATTTGCTTTCGCATTTACATATACTGTTGTTGCTGATGTTATAACAACAACTCCACTCATTGTTAATTTCTGTCTTGTTGATGCGCCTCCCGTATTATCATTTATTTCTTCAAAATATTCTAATCCATTACCTATTCCTGTATTACCACTTAATCCCGCAACTGCTGAAAAATATAATTGTTTATTTTCTATTGTGTTTCCTGATGCGGAAATCCATTCGTGTCCGCAAATAATAAGCCATACTCCCTTACTTGGTAATGTAAAACTTGTTTCGTTTGTTAAAGTAGTATTCACAGTTCCACAGTCAAATGTTGTAGAAACTGTATATCCAATTTGAGATGTCGATGAAAATGCCGAATAGTTATTTTGCTGAATTAAAAAATTATGGTTCATATTACTTGATGCTGTGCTTGTAAATCCACCATTTAATGTAGCAAGTCCGTTTGTCTGTGATGCGTTTGCTATATAAGTATTTGTTGCCGTCATATTTATCACTCCATTGATTGCCGATAGATTAATATCGCCCGTTGTGCTTGTTATATTCGTATCACTATTTGATGTAGATGTGCTTGATGATGACGATGTAAATGTTAGACTTGCTCCCTCCATTGTATTTGTTCCATAAGCATCAAATAACATATTACCTGCTGTTGCTATAAAATTAATATCGCCTGTTGCTGATGTTGTATTTAATCCTCCGTATGGAAGAATACTTAAAACTCCTGTGGTTGTTTCTATCGTTGCGTCAGTTGATTGAATATAAACATCACTTGTTGTGCTTGTTAGATTAATATTGCTTGTAGCGGTTAAATCCATTTGCCCTTCCGTAGATAAAACCATTCCACCTGAACCCGCATCAATCTCTATACTTCTTGTAGGCGGTGTTGATATTGATAAATTATCTCGGCAACTTATATTAAAATTATTTTGTGTTGTATTATTTAAAACCATATCATAACCTGATGTTGTATTTGTTGTAATATTTATACTATCAGTTGAACCCGATAATGTTGATGTTAATTTTAGTTGTCCGCCTGTCGAAACTGTGATATCTTCCCCGATAGTAGTATTTTGTATTACCAACGGTTGATTACAAGTTATACCAAAAGACGATGCTGTTGTATTAAGAGCCATAGATGAACTTGAAGTTGTATTAAATGTATAGGCACTTGCGTTAAAAGTTGTTGCTCCTGTGCTTGTTGTAGTAAGAGTGCTTGGTGTATCTAATGTTATTGCGCTCGATGCGTTAAGATCAAATGTAGTGCTATTTATTTCTGTCTCACCACCCGAAGTAAGTGTTAATGATGTTCCTGCGTCTATTAAAATACTTTGTGTTCCTACACTTGAAACAATAAGATTATTATTACTATTAATTGTAAAATCTCCTATTCCACTATTTGTAAGATTTATTGATGCTACGGCATCTTGAACTGATACATTTACTCGTCGTCCTGCTGTAAGATTTATATCTTTTAAAGTGCTTGATGTTGTTATTCCAACATTGCCTATATTACTTGTAATAGAATAATTACCATTAGCTGTCGATGTTATAGTTCCTGTTGTTGCTGTTTCTACAATATTGTTATTGCTTGTAATGTTAATATCTCCTAATGTTGTTGTATTAATAGTCATAGTATCAAATGCTGATAAAGTCATATTATCTCCTGCTGTAATAGTTATATCATTTGTTCCACTATCCAATGTGATGCTATTTGTAGCATTTACATCTAATGTTTTACAATTTGCTTGTAATATTCCACTTACTCCTGTATTACAAGTCAAAGTTATATCATCTCCACTTGTAAGTGTAGTATCTGTTCCACTTATTATATTCATTGTTGTTGTTGCTTGAAATGTTGTTGCTAATGTTGATGATGTTTGAATACCCGCATTTAAAGCATTAAGAATTAAACCTCCACTTTGAATAGTCATTATTCCTCTATTATCATCTAACGAGTTTCCCTTTTCTTGAATTATTTGTCCGTCATATTGATTTACACCTGCTGTATCACCCATTAAATCTATTCTCACTTTATTATTTGGTGTATCTCTTATGAGTTGTATTTGCTGACTAAATCCATTTGATTTTAAAAATGTTGAAGTTGATGTATAAGTTGTTTCTGCTATTAATGAAAGTTCTTTTGCTAATGATCGTGCTGTATTAAATCCATTTCCAAAATACCAATTATAATATGAACCATTTGTGTTTTCAAAATTATATGTGCTTACTCCCGTCCATAAACCCATATAGTCATAATCGCTTCCTGTGCTATTATCATACAATACCATCTTCTTTCCTGCTTGTGTATTACGGTCAATATAAAGTGTATCACCAATATACAAATCTTGACTTACTTCTAATCCATTATTAACTAATAAACTTGAAAATTGAGATGTTCCATTTGTCGATATAATTGGTTGTGATGATGTTAATCCATAAAGAAATGTTGAGGCATTAGATGAACCCAAATAAACCGCATCTGTTCCAACACCTGCTCCTGTATTTGTTATTTGAACTCGTCGTGCGAATGTAGTTCCTGTAAATGCTCCAAAAGTTTGGTCTGTTGTTTTTACTTCTAATACTGTTATTCTACCATCTTGTGATATACTGTCTGCTTGTAATCCTGCGATTGCTATATCTTGTGTAGCATTTACGGCAACTGCTCCTGATGCTGTTAATTGTGCTGAAATTGCTGTTGCTTGTGCGGTAAGTGCTATTGTAAGTGCTGATATTGCTGTTGCGTTTGTATCTCCTTGCGGGCCTTGCGGTCCTGTATCTCCTTTTGGTCCTTGATTACCTTGATCTCCTTTCGGTCCTGCTGGTCCTGCTGGAATACCAAAATCTAATGTATGTAATGTATATGTTGGATATACAGTTGTTGTATCAACGACAGTTGCTGGGCTTCCTGCTGATAATGTTATTGTTGTGCCTACTGCGATTTCATCACTGCGTCCAATACTTGTATTTGAAACTTGACTAACGATTACAGTTTGAGAAGATACTTGCGGATATGGGGCTGATGATGCTATAAAATCTAAAATATCATTATTTGCGTTTGCGTTCGGTGAATACCATACAATTTCAACATAATCATTTTGATTAAGTGTTAGTGTATATTGATTTGAAACAGTCATCCATTGACTTGCTGTATCCATAGTTTGAATAGTTGTTGTATAATCGACATCTACGCCATTTTTCATAATCCAAGTTCTAACTTCGTATGCGGTTGTAGCATTTACTTTTTGATAATTAATTTTATACCAAACATTATAAACTCCACTTGCGTCTGCTCGTATTTGTGTTGCTGATGTTCCTGAACCAACTAATGTAAAATTATATGATGCTGGTATTTGAGAGAAATATAGTTTTTTTTCTGCTAATGAATTACTTGGATTATTTGTTGATGCTCCAACAAAATAGTTTCCTTGTGATATTCCTACAATTTCTGCTGTTAGGGCATCAATCTCTGCTTGTAATGTTATAAGTTCTTGTCCTACATCTACTTGTGGATCTGGCCCTACATAAATATTTGTTGAATATACATCAGTAGCATAAAGTTCTACAATACCGCTAAGGGTTTTATCGTTATTATCATATCCTAATAAACTCATTTAGTATATAATAAGAAATTATTTTAATTATCTTCAACCTCAAAGTATAACCATACTTGATATTCCAAAGCAACAGACAAAACAGTTTCAGTCATAGACATAAATGTTAAAGTGAATGCTTGATTTCCCGTAGGCATATTAATATCGACACCGAGACTGCTTGTAGTGTCTCCTAAATATCTGTGTGTAGTAGTTGTAGGGTCATTTACTGCGTTTATTAATCCAAGATTTACACCATTATAGTTATTACAATAAGGTGATGTAAAGTTTGCTCTCAAAGAACCCAAAGTATTATTATAAACAAGTGTTCCTGATTTACTTGTTAGTAAAAACTTAACACGACATTTTTTAGGTTGAAAATTATTAGAAGTAATATTAAAAAAACTATCCCAATTTATATTCCAACTAACAGATAGAGCCGTATCTTGAATAGGGGCAATAGGATAGCCTACTGGTGTTTCACTTGATAAATAGAGAGTATAGACTTTTACCATTTTATATATATTAAATATAAAATAATATTTAGAAAAATCTAATTGATTGAATTGGTTTTACTAAAACTGGTTGTTGAACTACTGGTTCTTTTTGTTTCTTAATTATTGTTGGTGGTGGTTCATCATCACTTTCTTCTACATATATCACTTTTGGCTTCTTTTTCTTTTTAACAACAACAACTTCTTCTTCACTGTCTTCTTCTATAATTTTTTTTTCTTTTTTAATTTTAGTTGTTTCATCAATAACTGGTTTAGCTTCGATTTTAGCTGGTATTGGCTCTGCTTTATTTCTATTTTTAACTTCTTCCTTAATCTGTGCGATCTTCTCCTTTTTAAGTTTAGCATTTTCTAACCTTATTTCTCGTGCCTTTTCAAATGCTTTAAGCTGTGCCTCACTGCGTGGTTTCTTTGGTTTTAACTCAATACCCTCATCGGCGGTTTTTCCTAAATCTTCCATCGTTCTATAATGTAAGAATAGAAAAAATATTATCTTTTAGCAATATATAATGACTTCGATTAAAGAAAAGCAAGTTGAGAAGATTCTTGATAAAATCATTGGTAATGGCGATGAGGCTTTGCGCATCGTAACAAAATTAGCCTTTATGAATAAAGAAATAACACCTGAATTATTAGTATCACTTGAAATGTTAAAAAAGCAAAATGAGGAAGACGCAAATGAATTAAATAAAGAATTAGAATTGACGCTTGACGCAAGTGGTAATATAGTGCCCATTAGATATTCAGTTGAAGAAATTACACCTGAAATTGATATAGTCGATTGTGGTGGAAACATTGTTCATCGGTTACCTGTTGGTAAAACATAATTAAAATATTTGGTTATATTAAATGGAAATAATACAACCAAGTTCTCATTTAGTCCAAGACACAAAAGAACTACACTTATCTACTCGTGGTGATGCTGGAACAGTCTTAAATGGTAATATGAAAAGTCAAATATTATTTAGCATTCCTGACGCTATTGTAGTTGATGATAGTATAGAATATATTCAGTTTAGTATTCCGTATGCTGTTGTGCCGAATAGTTTTTATGTAATTAATATGACGAATTGTCGTCTTGATATTTTACAAAGTAGTGTTACTACTACTTATATGTTTCCAATGGGTAATTATAATGCCTCTACATTTATAACACAATTTAAGGCATTACTTCCTACACAATTCGGTATAACTCTTGGTCAAAATAATAATCAATTTACAATTACACATACAACGACGGCTTTTACTATTTTAGGAACTTCAACGATCGATAGTATTATGGGATTTAGCGGAAATCAAGCATCTGTTGGATTAAGTGCTACGATGCCCCGTGTTTGTAATTTTTTACCGCTTCCTCGTATTTGTTTTAGATGCTCAAAATTATCAAATAGTTTTACATCATCTTCTATTGATTCGACTGATGTTATTTTGAGTATTCCAAATACTGCGAAACTCAATGGACAAATTATTTATACAAATAACTCCGGTTCGAAAACACTTTTTAAATTAGATAGTTTAAGAGATTTTATTGTTTCATTAACCGATGATGATGGAAATTTGTTGGACTTCAATGGAATATCAAGTTTTTGGGTTTTTAAATTCGATATATTTAGAAAAAATATTGAACGTCCTATGAGTTTTAGGAATATTGTAAGTTTAGTTAATTCAAAGTCATAAAATTATTTTGTTTCCATAGTATATAAAATGTCTATTCCGTCTGTTGTAGGTATTCCAAGCGAGATGCGCCTGGGTGATGTTGATTTTTCGCTTCCTCCTGATTCCCGCTCATACGCTGTTAAGGTTATGGCGTCCAATGTCCAATCTGTTGCTTCTCCCCCTATTTCTCTTATTAGTGCTGGTGCTGGTGCTCCCACTACTACCCCCCAGTTTGTTTCCCAGAACATCTATTTTGATTTGCCTTGTGGTCAGTCTCCTTCTACTTTCCTTGATACTCGTTTCTCAACTATCTCATTTAGAGCAACTATGACTTGCTCTATTGCTGGTGCTGGTTCTACCGCTACTGGTTATTTGAGATCTGGTGCTTATTCATTCTTTGATAGAATGTATGTTACCGGTGGAAATGGTCAGGTTTTAGAGGATATCGGCGAATACGGGCTCGTAAATGACCTGCTCACGGGTCTTCAATTTAATCCTGCTACTACTGATAGTTTAGCTCTTCAATATGGTTTTAATCCTACTACTGCTGTTGATGCTAAACAGGGTCATATTTGGGCTATGTTGAACGCTCGTGCGCCTGTGTTGAACGAAAGTGAGACACACTCTTATTCATTCCCTCTTCTCTCTGCTCTTGTTGGTATGGGTAGTGATAAGTTCTTGAACATTGGAAGATTGAATAAGCTCCAAGTTGCTCTCCAAACTGCGACTGAGTTGCCCATTACTATTCTTAACGCTGGTGCTATGACTGCTGGAACAATCACAATTACCCTTAGTGATATTGCTTTGAATCTTGAATACTGCGATATTGGGGCGAGTAGTTTAGCAATGCTCGATGCTACTCTTGTTGATGGTAAAGCTTATATTCACGGAACTACTTACAGAACTTCCGCTGTTTCTATGCCCGCCGTTGTTGGTAATCAGTCTCTACTTGCTGGTATTCGTGGATCTTCTGTGAAATCTTTGTTTGCTCGTTTTGTTGATGGTGGTGCTATTTCTACTACAAATAGTATTAACTCAAAGTATGATAGTAAAAATCCTCTTGCTACATCTCTTAACTTTAACATCGGCGGATTGAAGTATCCTAACAACCCCGTGAATCCTCTAATTTCTCCTGCTTCCGCATTTAGAAATCTTCAAATGGCTATTGGTGCTTTTAACAATGCTCAGTTCCAATCTGCTATTGTGCCTTCCGCATATTGTAAATTGTCTGCCGGTGGAACTGCTTCCGGAACTACTCTTGGTGGAACACAAGATGCTAACTATACCCTTGGAACTGTTGCTACTGGTTTGGCTCAGTTCTTTTACGGTGAGAATGTCGAGGTTGTTGCTAAGCGTGGTCTTATGTCTGGTATTTCTTGCGTAAATGCTCCCGTGTTTTTGGAAGTCAATAGTTCTACTGCTCCTACTAATGCTCAGCAGGTTTATATTCACGCTATGCTTGATAGTGTGTTTATTCACGATGTTAGAACTGGTGATATTCAGGTTAGAATGTAAATAGTTCTAATTATTTAGCAATAAATATAATAAGAAAAAAAGATATTAAATAAATTATTTTCTTATTATATAATAAAAATGGATTGTGAAGTTTGTGGAAATGTTGCCGTTCAAATAAACGAAGATAATAATCTCTGTTTAAAATGTTTTAATAATGATAAGATTGGTTATGATAGTGAGACTGATGGATATGCTGATACTATTCATTTATGTATGGCGTGTGGTTGCGAAGCTGATGAAATGTATTGTGATGATTGTTTTAAGCGTCAAAGATTTTTATGTATTTTTGATGAAAGTTCTACATATCAACTTGGCTCTTATTTTGGAAAGCATCTTTTAGAAAAATATTTAGGTTATTATATTAGCGAAATTAATTTTATCGATTTTATGAAACAAAATGACTTTAAATATAATGAAAGAAAAGGAACTTTTAAAGTAAAAATAAATAAGCGCAGAGTTTATGAAATAATCGGCATAAAGATTTAGCCTTATTTTTGGTGCGGGGGTTCATTGATGGATTTAAAACTTGCGCCGGTGGTGTAATGTATGATGCTATATTCGTTATAGCATCTTACTCTTATTATGGTGCGGATGTGATCGGCTTGCGTTAAAGCCTTTACTATGGGATTTTGAGATTTTCATTTTTCGAAAAAAGGCATAGGGGGGGGTATGGGAATTTTTGTGAAAAATTATCGCACCACCCCCTCTTATGGTT